GCCAAATGTTACATAGTGTAACGGTACCTCAAATGGTTGTTTACGCATCTATTTGAGCTCTTCCCCCAACGAACAGTTCACTAATCTGTTAGTTGAGTAGAATAAGGACGTGACAATCCTTGTTTCAATCCTAGTTTGTTCAAACTATTATATATTTAACATAATGTTTGAGTTTAAACTGAATGACCAGGTGTAATCCCCATCGGGACCGCCCAGGACTTGTTTAATCATCTAGTTCTCAGAGCTAGTCATTATTATCAATAATAACATAAGTCTGTGTTCTATCAGATTTATAGGAACCATAATTTACTAATGATGAAACTATATCTCACCTTAATCGGTGTTAATAGTAGTAGCCTTAACAAATTATTGTAGCAATACTCACTAATATCTTAGTGTTAGGCAGGTACTCTGGTGTAGAGGGTTTATTTCTACATAAAGAGTATCCAACCTAGAAGGTAGCTAACCTTCCCTTTCCCTAACTAGGGTGGCTGCGGCCCGACTAACTATTAGTTGGAAACCGAAGTTTAAGAAGTGAAATACACAAAAATAAGATGATAAAAACTATCAAATTCAGATTGAGTAAATTAAGTTTAAAACTTAATTCACAACTTAATGCCATGCTATTCGTAAAAGATAGCAAACCAATACTTAACCATACATTAATGTTGGTTCGGATATTGGTTGGGAAGATAACCCCTAACTGGGTTAGATTAACTGTAATACTAACACATAGGATGTCACTTATCTTAAGGTCTCAAGGTCTTAACGGTTACGTTAAACACCTTAAAGTCTTAAGTGTAGTGATTCAGCAAGTAGCTGGTGGGCACTATCAAAAGGATCTTACCTCCTTAGGTCCTAGAATTTCTAGAACTTCTGGTGGTCTTCCTCGAATACTTCCTTTTGAAGTTAGGTCTCAGATTAGGACAGGTAATCCTCTATATATTAAGTGAAGTTTAACTTTACTTGCTATTTTTAGAGTTTTAAGATTCCCTGCTTATCCAAAGTTTAAGACTATAACTTCACCAAGGACAGTATCCCAACAAGGAGAGTATAGGCTATACAGTTACATTCCAGTATTTACGGGACTCTTTATCCCGAAAGAAAAGATGACGACTGAAGCTCTAATGTCTCCTGATCCATTTCCA